CATTGGAAGAAATTACAAAACGGTCACTTTCAAAGCCGTAAACATTATTCAACAAGGTGCCACGAGTTAAATTGTCAAGTTCAGTGTGCAGGGTGCAATGTTTTTAGATATGGAGAGCAGTTTAAATTTGCTCGTAATTTAGACAATACATATTATGATGGATTAGCTGATGAATTACATATTGAGGCTAATAAGACCGTCAAACTAGATAATACTGATTTAGAAATGTTAATAGATAAATATGAATTGTTAATTAAAGAACTAGATACTTAACGTATATTTGTAGAGTATTGTTTTTGTTTTTAATAGGTTGTCATAACCAAATTAAGCCACTCTGTAAAAGGGTGGTTTTTTTTGTTTAAAACTAAAGTTTTTTCTTAATAGTTTTTTTTATTGAATTATTTGTTTTATATTTGCATAGAACATTTAAAACAATACATTATGAATTTATTACAAAGATTAAAACCAGAGTACAAAACAAGATTAGATTTAATAAATTTTAAATTTCCTGCATTAGTTGGATTTATAACTGATAGCTTAGAAGAATATTCTTATGTTAAAGATTTACCTTATGGAGTTGTAAGTGATTTAAGGTTTTTATTAGAAACAACAGAAAGCCCATACGAACTATTTAACGAGCTATAATATGACCTATTCAGAAGATGTAAACAGGGCAGCGTCAACCGATACAATAGATTTTTTAAACGCTAGAATTAAAGCACTAGAAAAAAGAGTTGAATTTTTAGAAGCAGTAAACGAAATTAAAAACAAACAATAATGAACAAAGAAAAATTAACAGAGTTATACAAAGAGTATAAACTAGAAAAAGAAGATGTATATAAACATCAACACTATTTAATAATTACAAGAAGCGGAATCGATAAGATACAAGCCATTGCAAAGATTCAAGTGAATTACGAAGTAGTAAGATGCGAACCAAATTTTGCAGTATTTAAAGCCATAGCACATAAAGGATCTGCTACAATAGAAACCTTTGGTAGTGCGTTAAAAGGTGAGGGATATAAAGACGGCTCAACAAATAGTTGGTACGTTGCTGAGATGGCAGAAAAACGAGCAATGAGCCGAGCGGTTTTAAAACTAACAGGATTTTATGAGCTAGGCGTGTTTGGAGAAGACGAATCAGAATCATTTAAAAAATAATCATTAACAATTAAATTTAATTAAATTATGGGTGCAATTATCAACTATTCACTAAGAGTGGACAAATTACCAAAGGAGAAATTTATCGCAGGAAAAGATGGTGCGGTTTATGTAAACCTTACAATGAGTGTAAATGATGAAACACGTTATGGAAATAACGCATCAATTATGATTAGCCAAACACAAGAAGAACGTGAAGCTAAGAAACCAAGAACTTACATCGGTAACGGTCAAGTTGTTTGGACAGATGGAAATATCGTAAAAGCTGAACGTGAAGAAGCTAAGGAAGTGGTAACACAAGAAGCTGAAACAAGCGATTTACCATTTTAACTAAATAGGGCGGTGTAATAACCGCCTTTTTTTATTACCTTACATTAACAATACAAAAATAATGGAGAAAATAACAGAAGAACAAACGACACATAATATGTTGATGGAGTTGATAGCAGAAGAATGTGCTATTGATACATCGGTGGTTTTAGATTACCCTCCAACGGCTATAAGTTTAGGAGAGAAAACAATACAAGCGAAAGGCGGTGATATTACAATGCCGATACCAATCGGAACTTATGGAAATTTCAGTTTTGTACAAGCCCCACCAAAATCAAAAAAGACCTTCTTTGTTAGTTTATTAGCATCGGTTTATTTAAGTGGTGGAAATAACTTTGGCGGTAAAATTAAAGGTCATCGTGAAGGGCGGTGTTTAATGCACTTTGATACGGAGCAGGGTTCTTGGCACGCTCAACGTGTTTTTAGAAGGGTTCAGGATATGGCAAATACTAAAGATGTGGGTTGTTATCATACATACGCTCTTAGAACTATTGGATATAAAGAACGATTACAATTTATAGAGCATTGTTTGGAACAAAACAAAGGTAAAAATGGTATGGTTGTAATTGATGGAATTGCTGATCTAGTTAGTGACGTTAATAATCTTGAAGAATCAAATCTATGTGTTCAAAAAATAATGCAACTATCTGCAAAATATGATTGTCATATAGTAACTGTCATTCATAGTAATTTCGGGAGCGATAAACCAACTGGACACTTAGGTAGTTTTTTAGAAAAAAAGACAGAAAATCAAATACAACTCGAAATAAATACAGTCAATAAGGAATGGATTACAGTAAGCTGCAAACGAAGTAGGGGTTATGCTTTTGAAACGTTTAGTTTTAGCATCAACGAGTTTGGGTTGCCTTTTGTAGTTGGTGAAATATACGATCCATTAGAATACTTTGTACCAAGAACATTAACACCTAACAAACCAAAACAAGAATCAAGCGAACAAATAAAAGCACCTTTTTAATTAAATAAATAAATGATTTCACTTTTAGAATTAGCGTACAAAAAACATAACGACTGGAACAATATTGTAAAGAGTTTCGGCTGCAACCCTTCAATGAGTGAGGATGTTGTAATGGAAATGTATATACAACTAGATGCTGATGTAAAAAAAGGATTAGATCTTTATTACAAAGATGAAATAAATCATTATTATTGCTACAAGGTTTTAAGGGGGATTTACACTAATTTATATAAGAAAAGTCTTAGACAAAAGAAAGTGTATTTAGAAGATATAAAAGAACTCAAAGAGATTGAGCAAAGTGGAATTGATGAAGTGGAATGGGCAAAGCAGCGTGATCACATTGACACTATATTAAATGAGATGTATTGGTATGACAAAAAGATATTTGAGATCGTTGCAAAGGGTGTAAGCGTTGCAGAGCTAAGCAGGAACACAAAAATAAGTTATTATTCACTATACAATACATACGTAAATGCAAAAAAACATATAAAAGAAAATTTATGAGACTAGGAGATTTATTTTATAACTTCACTTATTACACTGGGATTCATTGGCTAGTAGAAAAATGGAGTTTATTGACAGGAAAAGATTGTGGATGTAATGAGCGCAGAAAAGCGTGGAACGATATAGATTTAGATTTATGAGAATAGAAGATCAAGATGCTTGGGTTGACTTTAAAGCAAACGTTACAAGTAAACTAACTAAAGAACAGTATAGGCTTTTGTGTACGCTCCACGCACGTTACTTAAATCATCACTATTACGAGCCTTGCAGCTGCAAACCAAAGACTTTGGTAATGTGGATAAAAGATATTGATAACATATATAATAAAATTAAATGATAGAAAAAATTCATAATTGGGAAAAGGCGGTTGTAACACTTTTAAATCTTGATGGATGGAACTTAACCCATACGGGCAAAGGGAGTCAATCTTGGGACGCCACAGGCACAACGCCAAAGGGTCAAGAGTGCGTAATTGAGATGAAATTTAGAAAGACTTATTATGACACCAAAATACTAGAGAAATTTAAGCACGACAAATTGATTGAAACTGGAAAAGTTGCTTTATACTTAGTAAACGATCCTAAAGGAAATTATATGTTTTGGTTAAATAATTTAAAAAAATTAAAAACTAAAGATATATATTGTCCTGATACAACCCTATGGACAAAAAAGAAAGTTTTAAAACCTTGTTATCTGTTAGAGGAAAAAGACGCTGCAATAATTAACCTAAATGAAGAATCAGAAATTGGAATCTGGGATAGCTATTTTAACATAAAAGAAAAAATAAATAAAAAAAAATAGTTAATAGTTTGTTTATAACTAAAATAAAGTTGTATATTGCGGTATATTAATAAAACAAACATTATGAAAACATCAACAGGATTACACATCAAAACAAAAGGAAACCGTATCGAAGTATATACACCTAAAGAATTGGAAGAACTAAACGAGTTGATTAAAGAAAACAAAAAGCGCAATTTCAACATTCTAATTGCACTATTGATGGCAATAGTATTTATTGCAGGATATACCTTTGGATCAAGATAATGACGTTACTTCAAAAGCAATCTTATAATCTTTGGTTTAATTGGATAGCCGATAAAACAATGGAATGGTCAAAGTCCAAGCCTGCAAATAAAGATTTAAAGAATTATATAAAAGGTCTTAATGAGATTGGTCAGTACGTTAATCAATTAAATATAGAGAATAGCGTTTTAACAAAACGAATCGGTTTAATTAGACAGGGAAAAAACGAAGCAATCCAATCGCTTCAAAAAGAAATAGAAACATTAAAAGAACAAATTAATACACAAGAATTATGAATTGGTTAGATAGTTACATTGATGAACCAGACGCAAAAACAGAATGCGCCTGTTGCAAAGAAGAAACAAACGGAGATTATTATTGTTCAGTTGAATGCTTTAATTTAGATATAGAATGATACTATTAGTTGATGCGGATAGTTTAATCTTCGCAGCTTGTTATAAAAAACGAGAGAACCCAGAAGATGATAAATACTATCGAGATATAGAAGATGCACAAGCTAAGTTTGACGAGCAGTTTATGTATATAATAAACAAACTTGAGGATATGTATCCTATTGAGAAAGTCATAACGTTTAGCGGAAGTAAGGGAAACTTTAGAAAGCTAATTACAAGCGACTACAAAGCCAATAGAAAAAAACAAGAGTTACCGCCTTTATTAAACGAAATGCACGGTTACGTGAAAGATCAATACGATAGCGTTTGGGGTTACGGAATTGAAACCGATGATATAGTTGCAAGATATTGGTTTGAGTTATCAAATGAAGTAGGGCGTGATAATGTTATGATAGTAAGCATAGACAAAGACTATAAGCAGTTCCCCTGCCTTATATATAATTACCACTATAAGCATCAAAAGATTTTAGATATAAGCGAAGAAGAAGCCTTATATAACTTTTACGAGCAAATGATCGTTGGTGATAGTGCTGACAACGTTCAATACTTTAAAGGGAAAGGGAAGGTTTTTGCGAGTAAGTGGTTTGCAGGGTGCGATTCTAAATATAAGTACACAAAAAAGATGTACGAATTATTCAAACAAGAATACAAAGGCAAAGCAAGGCAAAAATACGAAGAGTGCTATCACTTATTAAAACTTAGAACAGAATGATTAGATTTGTATATGACTTAGATATAGTTATTGAAGCAATGGAGAACCAAGACTATAAAGACGCATTAGCAATGATTAAAGATATACAGGAAGATTTAAGAATAAAAGCATTATTATAAAAAAAATAGTTAATTAATTGTTTATAAGTAAAAAATGTTTTATATTGCAGTATCTTAAAAAACAAAACAATGAAATACAAAACAAATTTAAAAGTAACAGGGAACAAGGTGTTTAGTTATAATACGCACGTTGCAACCATTGAAGGTAATGACTTAATACAACTAGGTTATTGGAGCCAAACAACTCAGAAGCATATTAACCACGTAGCCGAAGAACTTGATTTAATCTTAATAAATTAACTATGAAACTATTTGAAGACGAATGGGGGGTTGATGAATCACCAATAGAAGATGTAGAAATTACAACGACGATGCTGTATTTTAGTAAGCCAGAACTAAAAGAATTTAAAGCCTTATGCAAGAAAGGTATAATGATAGAGTTCCAAGAAGATTACCAACAAAAAGGAAACCTTAGTGATTTACTTTTAAAAGTATTAAAACAAAGATATGAAAATAGATAAAATAATAGTAAAAAGGGTTTTAGATAGCGATAAAGCTGCAAAGCTTAAAACTAAATTCCTTAATTCAAGCCACTACAATACGTTAATCACAAATTCTTGTGACGCTTATGACAACTATGGAAACCTATTATTTAGGTTCAGGAAAAATGCAATACCTATGGGCGTACTCAAAAACGGTGTTGATGCCTTTAAAGGGTCTATAGAAGTGACTGAGGGTCGTGGTTCTGCTAGTGGGAGCAGCCATAAAAGGATTAGAAAAGATGGCAGTGTTAGCAATATAACGGTCGGCAATAAAGTAGAGTCTGGGAACGTTGGTTTTATGGATAGCGGTGCGATGATTAAATATTGTAGAACAACCGCATTCGCCAAGAATCATTTTGATAAATTTAAGCAAGGAATACCGTTCGTAGAGTTTATTGACCAAAAATATAAAGAACTATGCCCAGAACACTATGCAAAACAGAAAGCGATTGCAGATGGAACGAATAGGAATTATGTTATAGGGAACACAAGTTTCACGACAGTTACAGTAAATAAGAACTTTAGAACTGCCTGCCACCAAGACGCAGGTGATTTCCGTGAGGGGTTTGGTAATTTAATAGTTTACCGAGAAGGGGGTTATGATGGTGGGTTTTTTGTAATGCCTGAGTTTGGAGTAGCGATAGATTTAGAAAATACTGACGTATTATTTGCTGACGTTCACAAGTGGCACGCAAACACAGAATTCACTAATTGCACAGAAGATTGGTTGCGGATTAGCTTTGTAATGTATTACAGGGAGAATATGATAAAATGCGATAGCCCTAGTAAAGAGCTTCATAAAACAAAAATGGAAAAGACTGGATTTTTAACACTATAAACAAAAACAATGAAAACAACAACAAAACAAAGCAAAGGGTTAAAATTTGAATCATTCATTATGGATTGGTTCGCAGAAAACCACAAGATAAATTTAAGCCATTATACAACCTATGATGAGCAAATACACAAAGGCGAGAACAGGCAGGGTATTGAAATAAAGAACGACCAGATGTTTAAAAAGACTGGCAACCTATTTATAAGCGTAGAGCGTGACTATGGCTATAAGAAACACCCAAGCGGAATATATAAAGACCAGAGTTGGCTTTATGTTATAGGTGATGTAGATTGCTTTTATATTTTTGCGGTTAAGCATTTAAAACAAGTTTACGAAGTTAATGGTTTACCTTTGTTTAATGGTTTTAAAACCCCAAAGGGTGGAACTGAAAAAGGCTATTTATTAAGCAAGAAAAATGCTGATAAGTTTTGCATTCAAAAAGTAACAAGTCAAACAAAATTATTCTAATGGATTATATAATAACTTGCATAAGCCACAATAGGCACGAAAATGTAAAAGACTTTTTTGAAAAAGTAGGAACTGAAGATGTTGTTTTTTTTGTAAAAGACCAAACAGATATTGACAATTATAAGTTAAATGGAGCAAGTAATGTGATAGCATCAGGTAACTTAATGGATAGTAGGAATGCAGCGTTAGATTATTGCTTTAATGTAAATGCAATTTGTGTTGAGCTAAGTGATGACCTTGAATCAATAATGGTTAATGACTTTTCAGGGAAAAGAACAAAAGAATATGTTACTGTTTTAAAAGCGTTAGAGGATATAATACCTAAATTTATTGAATCAGGTTATCAATTAGCGGGATTCCCACCTACTAATAACCCTTTCTTTGCACTTAATGAATACGACTTGAATAAGTTTATAGTCGGTGATTTCTTAATAGTAAAGCCCACAACAATAAGGTTTGATAATAATTTAAAGCTAAAAGAAGATTATGATTTTTGTTTAAGTTTTATGAAATTAAAAGGTGGCTGCATACGTTATGCAGATTACTTAATGTCATTCAAACATTATTCTAATAAAGGTGGTGCGGTTGATTACAGGACAACAGACTTAGAGCAAAAGACTATAAAATACCTGGTTGAAAAATGGGGTGATTGCATAAGGCTAAACACTAAAAGGGAAAACGAAATATTATTAAATAAAAACAGTTTTAAAATTTTAAATTCAAATCAAATAAATTTATTTTAATGAGAGCAACTTATTTACATTACGAAAACGGCAAAGGCTATGACGTAATCGACTTTATAAAAGATTACAACCTCAACTTCAATAGAGGGAATATAATCAAATACATAACCAGAGCGCCAAACAAAGGTACGGAACTTCAAGACTTAGAAAAAGCAGCCGACTACCTAAAGCGTGAAATTGAATATATGAGAGAACAACAACAACAATGGATAGAAAAGAACAAATAGAATATTATAAACAAATGGAAGAAAAAGAACTAGAACATCAAGAACAAGTTAGGGGGGTTTATGATGAGCCAATAAACGACAGGCACTTAGCCTATTTAAAATGCGTATTAATAAGTCAATTACTACTAGAAGCTAACGATGAGCTAAAAGGCAGTAAAGCGTTTAAACAAAACGTAAAGCTGCAAGTAAACAAAACAAGCAATATATTAGAAAGCGTTTATCAAGAGGGCTTTAATACTGTTTACAACAATAACCCTGAAATGTGTACCAATGTATTAAATAAAATAGACAGCTTAATACATAGCATTAAAACCGCTTCAGTTGATGAGTTGGTAATGATTGAGGCACTTGTAAAACAATACAAAGAAAACAAAGACGAAATAAATAAAACACAAATAACTGAATTTACTAAATTAGATTAATATGTATATAAATATAGAATTAAAAAAAGCTGAAAGAAAAGACTATTTTAAATTTAATATTAACGGAGTTAAATTGGGAGAATGGGAACGTTCAGAATTAAGGCAATTAATAGAAGTAATAGACAATAAAATATAGACAAAATGAAAACACCAAAACAAATAACACAATACGCAATAGACAATCCAGACACAGAGGAACACATAGGCTCTGACTGTTGTAATGCGGAACCAAGCCAATTAAGTGACAACCTTTGCAGCGAGTGTTTAGAACACGCAAAATTTAATTAAAACAAATATGAAATTAGAAACAATAAAAGAAGCAGTAGATAAAAAATTCAATTTAGATATATCAACCGATTCAAGACAACGAAATTTCACAGATGCTAAAAAAGTATTCTCTAAACTAGGTTATGAAAGTGGAGCGACATTTAGAGCAGTTGGAGAAGCAATAAACAGAAGTCATTGCAACGTATTACACCACGTTAATAGCGTTAATACTATAAGCGTAGAATATAAAAAGAAACACGATGAGATAATAAAAGAATTGGATTTAGTATTTTCTAAACCTTTTTTCAACCTTGAACAAGAAAAAATAAAAAAAGAAATAAAGAACAAACAAACAAATAAAACAATAAAGGAAATACAAGACATTACAGACATTTTATCTGGATGGGATATAGAAACAGTAACAGAGTTTAAACAAACACGACTAGACCCCTTTAATGCATCATTAAAACATAGGGTAAAACCAAAGACTATAAAGGAAGTGAAAGGTGCGCTATTAAACAACCGAGTTAAAAATCCTGTACTATGTTAGTAACAAAATAAAACAAATCTGTTTATATATTAATAAGATTGATTAAACAATTTATTTCAAATGGATAATAGAAAGAACAACGGAGGCGCACGAGAAGGAGCAGGGCGTAAACCAAAGGCACAAGAACAAAAACTAATTGAACGCTTAGATGCTATAATAGATTCAGATGAAGCATTAAACCAATTAGGAAAGCTAGTTGCAAAAGGCGATCTAAGAGCCGTACAACTGTATTTAAGCTATCGTTACGGTAAACC